CCGTCCGTCTGCTTCGCTCCGTGCCTGGGCTGGATTGGAGGATCAACCTCGGAAACGAGATGGAGCGACGCCGCGAGGGTTCGGAGACTCAAGCCGACGTCGATAATATCCTCCGCGATTGGCACGACCATTTCATCCGGCAACTGCTGGCGCTCGGCGTTCGCCCGGATCAAATCGTTGTATCGATCACGGGGACAAACACGCGGGAGGCCGTGACCGCCCCCCTGGTCAAGCGATACGGAGTGACGGAACAAATCCACGGGCCGAACTCAGACGCGGCGCTCCTGGATTTTCTCTCCCGGTTCCCCGGCGCTGAGATCGACGGAGACGGTCAGGACCGTCACGCCGCCGGGTACTCAAACGGGATGATGACGCTCCCGTCAATCGAACAGTGTCGTCGGATGCGGTCGATCCTCAAAGACCGGGGGTTGACCTATCAGACCTATAACGCGCATTGTGAGCCCGCCTGGGGCCAGCAGGAGATCCGGCTTGCCGGGTGGGCCGAACAGCGGGCGCTTGCCGGGAAGCAATAAAATGGGCCGCGCCGTGTCCCTTGACTCCGACACGCCCCTAGATGGACAGCGGAAATGTCAGGGCCGCGGCCCTCTCTACACGATGGAGGCCAAATGAATCTCACCGAAAGAATTATCGCCTGTCTGCAACGCCATCCCGATTGGGACACGGCCAGGGTTGCAAAATCATGCGCAGCTCGTCACGGCGACGTAGACGCGGTCCGCCGCGGAGAGCAGGTCCCCGATCCGGGAACCGCGGAACAGTTTCCGAAACAAGAACCGGCGTCCGCCCCCGCGGGGATCTCCCTGGCTGCGGTCAAACAGCGGTTTGATATCGCCGCATCTATCGCTCGCGCCCTCGGGGAGATCAGGCGCGGAACGCTTCTCCCGGAGGATGAGCTCTGTCGACTCACGGCCGGCCGTGACCGTAGCCGCTTCCGCCGCGCTGTTGAAAACAACCCCGAGCTCTCCCGCGCTCACCGCGTCCGCCTCCGCCTGGACGATTCCAGCGAAGGGAAATTTTACTGGGGCCATGCCGAGGACATCGCCGAGGCCATCCGCCTCCGCGATATGTGAGGAGGTCGCCATGAGCAAGGTCGTCGACCTATCCTCTCTCCCGGACCTGCTGGCCGAAGGGCCGACGGGCCGGGCCAAAATCGAAAGGCAGGCTCGGGCCATCGCGGAATTGAGCGAGTCGCTTGACCTCATGGCTCGACGCTCACGGCCCTATGAGGTCCCTATCCGCGGCAAGGACAACGTGATTCGGTTCGGGCTGATAGGGGATACCCACTTCGGAAGCCTCTACCAGCGCCCGGATGCGCTGAAAGTTTTCTATGGTGCATGCGAAAAAGAGGGCGTGACGGATGTCCTCCACGCGGGGGATGTTCTCGCGGGGTGGAGGGTTTACAAGGGCCAGGAATTCGAGCTTCACCCGAACGGCCGCAGCTGGCCCGAGCAACGGGACATGTTCGCGGCTCTTGCTCCGAAGGCGAAGGGCATCACGACGCATTTCATCACCGGGAACCACGACGCCTCATTCAAGAAACTGATTGGGCTCGTTGCGGGCCCGGACCTCGAGGCCGCCCGTTCGGATTGGAAGTTTGTCGGTCAGGACGTCGGCGACGTCACGCTGAAGGCGAGAAATGGGATGTCGTTCCATGTTCGGCTTGTCCACCCCGGTGGAGGAACGAGCTACGCCGTCAGCTACCGCATGCAGAAGATGATCGAGAGCATCGCCGGAGGCCGGAAGCCCGACATGCTGGCCTCCGGGCATTATCACAAGGCCGAGACGCTGCCCTCCTATCGGAACGTGTTCGGGGTGGACGTGGGATGCTTCGAGGATCAAACCCCGTTCATGGCTTCCCGGGCGAGCGCCGCTCACGTCGGCGGCTGGATCGTCACCGTCACCCTTAATGACCGGGCAAAATTAACGGCCCGCGTCCAAACGGAATGGATCGGGTTCTTCGAGCCGATGGAATGACCGGCATCAAGCACGACGGCGAGAAGCCCCGGTGGGACCTGCTGCCGCTCTCTGCGCTAGAGGGGGCTGTCCGCGTGCTTACGTTCGGGGCCGGGAAATATAGCCCCGATAACTGGATGCACGTTCCGGACCCGGTGAGGAGATACTACGCGGCGATGATGAGGCATCTCACCGCCTGGCAGTCCGGGGAGCTGGTAGATCCGGAGACAGGGGAAAGCCACCTGGATCACGCGATCTGTTGCCTGCTGTTTTTACGCTGGCACGACGAGCGGGCCCGGTCCGTCCAGGCCCGCCCGCCCGTGGAGTTCTGACTATTTCTTTTCGCCGTCCAGATTATTTTTCTCGGCTGACATACTCGGTCATCACGGTCGCGACCAGCACGGAGATAGACCGACCGTCCGATTTCGCCCGCGCCTCGATCTGTCTCCAAAGCGCGTCCGGCAGGTAGATGGAGCGGCTCCGGGCGCGGAGCGCGTCGTCGTCAAACGCCGCCGCCAGGCCGTCCCGCTTTACCATGTCAAGTCTTTTTTTCATCTTTTTTCGTCATTTCTTATCGAGATTATAGGGTTTGATTTGGGGGTTGCCTCAAGGTTGCCCCATCGTGCCCCCGATTGTACGCACGTGTGCGCGATTATCCTTTTTCTATAGGGGGCGGGAGGATGTTCCAGGGGGATTAATAGACCTAACGGTTCAAGTCGTGAAGCCCGGAACAAAGCTCGACGCCGAGAAGCCCCGCTGGGAGTTGCTGCCGCTTTCCCGAAAGGGACGGCGGGCTTTTTTATTGCCCGGAATCTTCGGGGTCCACGTCTTTTTCCGTCAACGCCTCAAACAATCCGCCCTGATTTACAATCTGTGCATGAGCGATGTTCTTAACAGCTTGCCGATAATAGGACGGCTTTAATTCAACCCCGATCCCGCGCCGCCCAAGTCGGACGGCCTCGTAAACCTCGGACCCGACGCCCATGAAAGGAGTCAATATTATTTCGTCAGGATTAGACCACAGGACGAGGGCGCGGTCTATCACGTCAAGCTGCAACGGGTGAACGTGCTTTTCATCCTCTTGGTCCCTGGCCGCCTTGAACGGAAGCACTCGATCAAGCCGAACGTCGTCCCAAAAGGCAGAGGCGTATTGTCTCCATATCCAATGTGAATATCTGTTTTCGATCTGATTCCCCTTCCATCCACGATATTGCAAGAGCTCGGCCGGGATTCCGCGCCCTCCGGCATATTCGAGTAATCCGTTCGGGTGTTGAATCGGGATTTTATTTTCACCCTTGCGGCGGAATACCAAAAGATAATCGGCGCTGGCAACCGTACAGCGGGACGAATCGTCAACGATTGTTTTATGGGCGAGTGATTTTGTCATCGTCCGGTTTCGCACCGTCAACGGCTCTTTCCAAACATGGTATCGGGCGACATATTTGAATCCGATCTTGTCATGGAGGCGGATAATATCGCCGGGAAAGTCCATAAGATAATCGGACTTGCCGGAATTGCCGCTTGGAACGTCCATGCAGTGAACGCACGTCATGCGGCCGGGCACGGTGACGCGGTAAATTTCCCGTACTACATATTCATAGTGCTTGAAAAATTCATCATAGTCCCGGCAGTTTGACAAATCCCTTTCGCTAGACGAATAGTGATATAGCCCTGCGAATGGCGGAGAGTAAATCGACAGGTGGACGGATTCGGCTTTCAGACCGGGCATAACCTCCATGCAATCGCCAAGATAGATTGCGTATCGGTCCTCAATTTTCTGATCTGTTATAGCCATGACGGAACCTCCATTTTGGTTTTGTATTTGACGCCGCGTTCGATTTTCGTGGAATCGTTCATGTGTCCGACAAGGGCGGAAAACATCCTGTCCGCCGCGTCCGCCTTGCGCCGTAAATTATCCTTTACCGAAACCTCACCCTCGGACGATATCAAATCCACCACAACGGGATTTTTCTGCCCGAACCTCCAACACCGCCGAACGGCCTGGTAATACTGCTCGTAGGAATGAGAGGCGAAGGTAAGGACATGGGCGCAATGCTGCCAGTTTAGGCCCCACGCCCCGATTTTAGGCTTGATAACTAGTACCCTTGTTTCTCCGGCCGCGAAGGACTCAAAGGCCGATTCTTTTGACTCATCGGTATCGCGTCCGCTGACTTGGACGGAATCGGGAATCATCTTTTCCAGTAAATCGCCCTCGGGATTAAGATGACACCATATCACGGCCGGGCGGTCCGTTTTACAAACCAGGTCGGCGGCCATCTCACACCGTTCCGTTATTGTCCGTCGTCTTTCTTCGCGTTCCTCGAAAAAGTTTGTTGCCGGTAAATCGAAAAGCATACCGTCGGCCCGCGTTCGTGCTTTTACGATATGGTCCCGCTCTTCGTATGGCGGAAGAATAAATCCGTCATTTTCAAACCCAAGGTCAGACGGCCGCCTACACGCCCGCGCCCAGGAGCAAACCCATTTCCAAAAAGCATCTTCGGCGTGTCCCTTAAACCGCCAATTTCCCCTCCCGCCCCCGGCGCTCAGACTGGCCCATCCCGATTTGTTAGCCGTCCACCGCCGGACTGATTTACAGGAGTTTTGATCGTTGACAAAGAATCGGCCGAGCATGTCCATATACCCCATTTCGCCCAGGGCTTCGCTCGCCGTTCCCAATTCAATATAATCATTCGGGGCGGCCGTGGCTGTACATAAAAGGCGATAGGGAAGATGGCGCATGAACGCCGTTACTTCGGCCCGGCGCTTTCCGTCGAAAGATTTAATCGCGCTTGATTCATCACACACCGCCCCGCTGAAATCTTCCGGACGGAAGTGATGGAGCTTTTCATAGTTTGTTACTAGGAGCCGCGCCCCCGCCGGAACATCGCCCGCCGAGCGCTGGCAATCAATATCGAACTTCTTTGACTCCCGAAGCGTTTGGGCAGACACGGCAAGCGGGGTTAAAATCAAAACCGGCTTTCCGGTTTTGCGGACAACGTTCTCGGCCCATACTAATTGCATGGGGGTTTTCCCGAGTCCGCAATCCGCAAAGATTGCCGCCCGTCCGCGCCGGATTGCCCATGTGGTTAAGTGCTTTTGGAAATCAAACAGAAAATCCGGCATCCATTCCGGTTCAAATCCGCCCATGTCGGCAAGCTGGGTTTTCTGTTTCAGGAACTCCGCGTACTTATCCATTGTCCGCGCTCTTGATCGTGGCATAAAGCATTTCAATCCGCTTGAACACCGGAATATTCAGCCGTTCTGCGATTTCGGTTTCCGCAAGCGTACCCGCGCTCTTTTCCCATCCAGGCATTAAAAGGACGGCCGAGCATGCGCTAATCCACGACGCGGAATAGGATTTAATTTCTTCGGCCGTCGGGGTTTCGTCGTCCATCCCGCCGATGAAATATGCCGCGTCGACGGCGGGACAAAACGGAGCGTATCCGCACTTGATTAAGGTGCGCGTAGCCTCAATCATGCGGTTACAGTTGCGGAGATACTCAATCGCGCCCCCGCCGTTATGGGGGTTGAGCGGCCCGGCGATGTAAACACGGGGTCTATTTATATTCATGTGTTCCTCCTTCGCTTGGGAATATAAATCATTTGCCCCCGCAAGTCAAGAGGTTTTCTAAAATTTTTCTTGACATTTGAAATTTATTGATTTATATTATCCGCGAGAGGTGATATGATGCAAGACAAAAGACTAAGAATCCTAAGGAAATATGTTAAGCGAGACAATCTCAGGCTTGAGACAATCGCCCGTCGAATCGGGGTAACATATAAGACCATCTATAACTGGGTAGATGGGCGTTCAGGTGTTTCCCCGCTTGCCTCTCCGCTCCTTGACAAATTCCTTGCGGAGTACGAATCCGAAATAAACGCGCAACGTTCTTCCGACATTGCTGCGCTTACGGGCGCGAATAATTAAGCTGAAGGCGGAGGCAAGGCCCGAATGAGCGGTCAACACAGGCGGACGCCCGAACAAATCAAGGCCCTGTATAGCGCCATCGTAAACCGAGAAATGACTGATTCTCACTTATCAG